AAATGAATCTATCCATCGCTCAGTAGAAATAGTAGATTTTATTTGATAGCTGAAATCTTGCCAAAAGTGTGAGTCTTGTATTTTGTCAATTCCTGATAAATTCCCGGTCGATGAACCAGATGTTCCTTCCGATAGTTTAAATAAATTATTAGAAGGATAGTAGACCTCAACTATACTATCAAACATTATTTGAAAAAAGACATTGACACTTTCGGGTGTTCCTTTAATACGGTAATAATGAATTATTCTTTTATAAAGTGTATTTCTATCAACTACAGCTGAGTTGGGAACTACCTTCGCAATCTCCCCTTGAATAGCATCAAGGTATTTTTCACTTGTAAAATCAATATCACTTTCTCCGATAGCATGGCCGAGTTCATATGAAGCAAACCCTTCGCGGTTCAAGTAATCATAATACTCTTCCATGAAAGAAATCAAATTAGATGCTCCATCCCTAAGAAATTGTGGGATGAGCTCTCTTACTTTAGATCTCTCGTGGTTTTGAGGTCTATAACTGGCAATCGATGTGTGCATTAGTAGTCTTCGCGTGGTGTTGTAACATATTCACTTGCACCTGATGTCCCGCGGACGGCAATCGTATCAACCGTTGATTTTATTGTCGTATTGGGTAAATCAATCTGAACAATTTGGTTTCTCTTGGGAGCTATATCATTTGATGCCGGTCTAACAAAGATTGAAATAGTTGTTTCAACGGCTATATCAAAATCAGCAATTTCAATAATACCTGTTGAGCAATCTACTGTACCACAATCTCTTTTATCTAAAATTTCAACACCATCTGCATTAAGATAATAGCGATATATGTTTCTAATATTTTCTGTTGAAGAATCTTCATCTTTAAAGAAATATGTAACACCGTTAAAGTCATATCCTGTAGATGTTATTAATGATTTGGTTGGATCTAATGGTTTTTCTAACTCTAACTCAAAATTTATTTTATAGGTAGCTTCATTAGAAGGAGTTGCAATAAAGTCTTTCTTACAAAATATTCTTGCAAATACACTTAGAATTGAAGGATCTAAATTATTAATATAATTTAGAAATTGTGAATATCTAAATATTCCTTCGAAGCTTTCAAGGAAGTCGCTGCTAAATTGTGTAAGACCTGTTCTAATAACTGATGATATACCATCTGCAGAAAGATTAGTTAGTGTAGAATTATAATTTGCAAAAATGCCAAAATAGATATAGATAAATTCTGGATCAACAAACTTAGGTCGAACTGTTAAGATTCCCTTTGAGTCTAGAATAGGTAACAACCGGTTTTTTTCATTTTCAGTAAGAGTATCTCCAACCTCCGGTTTTGCTGAGATAAATACTCTACCATATTCAGGTGGGTTGTTATCTTCTCCTCCCCAAACTGATACTGTTTCTGCAGTTGAGTTACTGCGAACAATAGCTTTGTAATCATCAACCGTAACAGCCCGATTTTGGGATACGAACTGAAGAGGAGCATTTGCTCTAATACTTTCAATACTCTCCTTTGAACCTCCTCCCGAAGAAGCAGCAATTGCTGTTATTGAAGGTTTATTAACACTATCAAATAAGGCATCTGAGGTTGTAAATACTGATAAACCATTTGCAGCGCCAGCATCTGTAGTTAAATATTTAATTGATATAAGAGAGCCAGGTAAAGGCTTTTTACCTATTACACCGTCACCAAATGATATTTCATATTTCCCACTTGGATTTTCATTAAGAAAATAGACTGCTGTCGTCTCATCTAAACCAGGAAGCTCAGAAAACTGAGTATAAACTTCTTTCTGTGTAGTGCTAACAGAATCACTGACTGTTATTATAAGTTTTGACTTATCGATATTTGTGTCGGGTATTTCAAACTTAAGATTGGGAACTGTGTCGTCAAATATATATTCTTTTGTTTTAATTGCACCTTGATAAACTGTAAATTCTGTATTATTTGCTACCGCGATATTTTCAAAAGTAACAAAGTTATATGTTTCGTTATTTAATGTATCAGAGGAAGTAAACGCTGTACCTTCTGGAAGAGATGTAATAGCTGCATTAAGACCTGTCATCTTAAGAACCACCGCGGATGCTGAAGGACTTTTAGGTGTATAACCAAGAGTCTTTGCGCGAGCTACAACATTCTTTCTAAGCTGTGCCGAAGAGATAAATGATTCGTTTGCGGCAAGGTGGGCTAGTACAGCATTGTAATGTGTGTTGTGCGCAAGAATGTCAAGAATAACATTAAGGCCGGAACCATCAAAATCAAAGTCCTTAAATGGCCCGTCAGTCCTTCTGTAATATGATTTGATTTCATCCTTGATCTTATCGAAATCAAGTTCTGCGATATTTAATTGTTTAATTGCCATGGTCTTTTAGCGGATTCGATCGAGGTAGAAAGATACCTCAGTGTTGGTGTTCGTATTCCTAATTTGGAAAATTAATGTTATAAGAAGCCGGTTATACTCTTCGTCAAGTTGTACTTCTACTTTTGGGTTGCTAACTCTAGGCTCTTTTCTTTTTATGATTCTTAGTATCTCATCCCTAATTGCAGCTGCTGTAAATGAATCTGGATTTTCAAATAAATATCGTGTTACATTAGCACCAAGTTCAGGATGAAATGGACGATCAGCAAAGTTGCTTAAGACAAGAATCTTTACGGCCTGCCGGATTGCCTGAACATCTGTGATAGGACGAATATCCTTTGTATTAGGATGAGCAATAAAATCAAGAGGGATGTCAGCAAAAAGGCCAGACTTACCGACAGCGGCGATTGATGGTACCTTCTCGTTAACGTTAAAATCTGATCTTAATCCCATATTATTCTATTTATATAAAAATTACACCGTTTAACTCAGGAAGCTTACCTTCTCTCAATATTAAATCTTCGTATAAACGAACGCCCTCAATAATATTAACTTCAGGCAGAAAAAGTTTTTCGCTATCAATTCCAGGGCACGTCAGTGGATTCACACTAAACAGCCCTATGCGTTCTACCTCTTCCAAACGGCCTGTTGAAGAATATGATTGTACAACCTTCCTAAAATTAGCATTAAGGTTAGAAGACTTCTTCATTAATGAAATAAAGTACAACGCATACTCTTCTGGTTTACCGCCATATACCTTATACGTATTTGCGCCGGCCGGAGTATAGTTGTTGAGCTTTGTCTTACGTACTTCATCTGAAATTGCAACAGTAAGAAATTTCTCATTTACAAATCCATTAACGTCTGGTTTTAAATATACATTTTTCATTTAATTACCCTTTGCTATTTTTTTCTTTTTCTTTTCTAATTAGCATTTCTTGATACTGTTTATTGTAGTCACCATTGAATATTGTTGTTAACCACGCCGGAGCGTAAGCCTTGCTGTAGCGAGGGTTCGCTCCAGGAGGACCTTTTCCCCAATGTGCTATTGGAGCCACACCGTTATTACTATTCGCAATATCTACGTGGAGATCACCATTCATATAATCATCATCGCATCCTACAGAAGTAATACCATTCTTTAATAGTATTATTATAAAGTCTTTTATGGCAAGAGTGTCCTTATTATTTGCATCTTCCTTCACTCTAAGCCTACGGCCAATTTCGTTATATGTGTATATATCAACGGCATATCCATCGTCATGCCTTTTAGTATTGCCGTATCGATTGACTTTATGTATACCTCCCTTAGCTGCTGGTACTTGTCCACCTGAAAAAATCTTGAGAGTGTAATTTGCTTCTGCAGCAGATGCTTCTAATATACTCAATAGTTTAGGTTGTACAGAGCCAGACCGCGCTGCACCCGATGTACCGCTTATGTTTATAACTCTATCAGTAGAATCTAATATATCTTTTGGATTATATTCTTCAACGGGTGCAGCATTATCGCAGACCGGATCACCTTCATTATCATCAGGTACGAGAGCGTCTAGAAGTTTCTTTTGAATAATTTCATCGAATGGTGGATCTTGACCCATCATTATTTCTTGTTGTAGTCTTACACCTTCTTCAGTGAAGAAATATTTTTTGATAGCAGTAATAAATTCATCATCCATACCAGCTACTGTAGCCGCGGCTTTTTTAGTCAGAGTAGCCCCGAGCAGATCAAGATCATTAGTTCCATCCGGTAAAGGCATGACGTCATTAAGATAAAACGTAGTACCCTGGCCGATGTTCGAATTGACCTCGTCGTACTTCTTCCATTTATCCGTAATATCGTAGTCAGTAGACGGGAAGTATTCTCCTCGTTTCCCGTCTACAAGCATAGTATTTTTTAATTTCTCTTTATAGTAATTAAATCGTGCTTTCCACTCGCGGTAAATATGTAGACCTATTGTTACTTGCTGGATATCCGCCGCGAGTTTATCTATACTTTCCTGCGACATACCACCGCGGGAGCCGAGCCCACTATCACCTGGGAGGGAATATTGATCCTTGGGATCAACTTTATCGTTGAGCGCTGTTATGTAAGTTTGATAATCTTTACTAGCCTTAATTTCTTGGAGGCGTTTTTCCCACTCTGGACCGGTCTTAGATACAGCCTCCAGCGACAACTTGTTTGCTGCCTCAGGGCTTCCTCCTCCCTCCAAGCTTAAGTAATCTGCAACACGTTTCTGAGTTTCTGCAGTATCAGTTATACCCGGAACGGTTGGAGGCTTTATGAGATCAAGTATATTGACATCATTCTCAGGACTCGGAGAAAGCGGATTTTTGTATATACCAGTATATGCGCCGCCGCCGTTACCATCTGCATAAAGATTTTTATATCGATTTCTATGATATACAGTACCTATAGTAGAGCCATGTATTTTAGTAATAGACTGCTGAGAAGGAACGAGTGATTTCCCGCTAGCTTCATCGGATACGGGATAGGGTGACGGACCACCTTGACCGAATGCATCTGGATCAATCGCGCGAATAGAACTTCCATCCGGTCGTCTTTTAGCAACTAATTCTCCGTCCGGACCTAGTACTGCCTCGAACTCGACCTCATCCAGTACTATCGTCTGCCGGGGGCCTTCAAGAGGACCAACCTCAATTTTCCTCCCCCATGAAAATTGATCATCTTCACTTAAATCCTTCCAATTCTTTTCTAATGCATTGTTTGCATTCTCAAGGTCTATAGGAGTAATACCTGCCGACCCCGCGGCCTTCGACTGAGCTGTAACCTTTGACTGTGCTGGAGCATAAGCGCTTTGAACAGGTTTCTCAATATCATCCTCAGGTATAGTGGGAGTCTCGGGCTTCTTCTCCAATTTACCGTCGGCGCCTGTCTTACCTTTAACACCAACCAGAGAACATATATCAAAATCTGCGATATTATCAATTACATTATCTATGAATTCATCTGCTTCATCAATAGCATCTGCCCACTCTTCCTTTAAACTTCCCTTTATAGCTTCTATTCCTTCTTTCGCGATATCGTTTAGATCTAAATCAGCGATCGATTCTATAAAATTTAGTACCTTAGTCGCTTTTGGAAACTTGTCTTCTATACCGTCCTTAAACCCCTCGAGCTTTTTCCCCAAATCAGAAAGGCCTGTTGAGTCTATGGCTGACTGTATACCAGCTTTCGCAGCATCTAATTTTTCATTGATGGCATCCATGTCTAAGCCAGGAATTAAGTCACCTGGAAAACCATCGCACTCTATAATAGAAGCGACTGCAGTAAGTGCTAATGCATCTTCGAAGCTTGGTGTATTATCGATGCCATCGCCAGTCGTATCACCCGGTATTTCTTTAAATAATGTATTAGATGCAAATGTAGGTAATGCGAATGGATAATAAAGTGTCGGGTTATCTCCACTGTATACTATATTATTACCAGTTTGTTGTGCTGGTTGCGCAAACATCATATCATGATCATTGTTAGCGGTGCTATGAATCCATGCAGCTTCTGTACCATATAAAGTTTCGAATTGTGCCTTTGTTGCAAACGGTGCCCATAAGTTGTATACGTAATTATTTCCAGGCACATTATAAACACTACCATTGTCTTCTAATAAGTTTTGTGCCGATCCCCATCCGCGTAAATGTGGTACTCTCGCGAGATCTGTAGTAGCGAATCCACCGCCATTGCTACCATTATAAACTATTTCTTTATAAAGGTACGATGATGAATCAAAAAAAGATTGTGTATAACCAAGATCGAGCGTAGTACCATTAATAGTATGCGAGTTAGCGTGGCCTGTTATATGATCTGTTACAGTAAAAGCGTACCGCGGTACCGTATCAATCGATGTATCATAACTGCTATCAATAGTAGTGTCACTTGCCTTATAAGCAGCTGCATTCAGTGATGTAAATTCAAACTGATACTTAACGTGGTCCGGTATTTCGGGATATGCAATATTATTACCAAATTGTCTATCAACAGATGGATCCGGTACAACATCGATTAAAATCCAGTTAGCAAAATTACCACTACTGTAAATTTGGTGTAATACCCAAACGAAATTGCCAGTACGTACCGCTGTAGGAAAGTTACTAAACTTATCCCAAGCTTTTCCTGCTGAAGTATTTTGATCACCTAAGTGTGATAATACGCTTGAATGAGACCATGTATCAGTATACGAATTACTACCACGCCCTAATACTTCGGCAGAACCTGCAGCACTTAGAACGTTTGTTTGATAAGGGTGATTAATTGTCGTTGCCATGTTATTATGTTCCTCTTCCTGTTCCGCCGAGCGCTACTTTAGTATCACCATGTGATGTTGTGTGGTTTTCAGAATCTTTTGTATTTGGTTGGGGATGTACGTGTGTTATAAGAGAAACATTAGCACCACCAGCGTGAACGTCTCCGCTAACTTGTTGCAAAGGTGTATTTATAGTAATCTTTTCAGTGCAATTAATTTTCATATTATTAGTAGATGACATTAATTTCTGGCTTAAACATATATCAAAATCGTTACCAGTTACGACGCTGTTTCTTTGTCCGCCTACATTTAATATATCGTCTGCTAATATAACTTGCGTACGTGTTGCACCGACTTGCATTACTTGGTTAACGCCGATTGTTAGTTGTTGGTCATCACCGATATCGATAACTTGTCCATCACCTACTTTAAGCAAATCAGTAGTGCCTATATTTAATTCACGCTTACCGCTCAGTTCTGTAATAGAGTCTCCACCTATTTTTGTGATTGCGTTACCCAGCACGTTAGTAACTATGTCACCTTCCACATCCAGCACATAATCACCCCCACACTTAACGTTTACGTCTCTCTCGACGGTTAAATTGCAATTTCCGATTATATACACAGTGTTGTCTTTAGAGTGTATAGTGTATCCATCTCCTACAATGG